CTGTATGTTTGACTTCTAATTGTAGCAACGTTTGCCAAACCAGCCGCTACGGCAATTGCCGCACCAATGAAACCAAATGGTGGTGGATATGTCGCAAGTGCTAATGTTGCCGCTTGGTAAGTGGCCATAATTGCTTCAGCAATACGTAGAGCCTTACTTGCCTCAAATGCTTGTTTGTTGTATCTGCCTAATTGTTCAAATGCGTCCCCTGCCTGACCAATAAAGAACTGATACTTTTCTGCTTCTGATTTTTTCTCAAACTCAACTCTCTTTTTGAAGATTGCTTGTTGTTTTTCTTGTTGACCAATACGCTGTAATTCTGCTGTGTTAGTTGCTGTCATTACTTCGTTGATTGCTTTCTTTTCAAACAACACTTGACGTTCTAATGATTTCATAAAGTTTTGTTCTTTACGTCTATTGAAATCTTCGTTTAGTCTGTGCTTTTCATTTAGGTACTGTATTTCAAGTCCCTTAAGTGCGTTGCGTTGGTCTTTTTCTGATTTGAAATCTTGTGATAGGATGTCTGCTTTTGCTGACTCATACACTTTTGCTAATTCATCTAAATCTGCTTGTAAGGCACTTGGATCAAACTGTGCTCCGCCCTCCATAAGTGCTTTTTTCATGTCTTTGAATTTTTGTGTAACTTTTTCTACGGCTTTTTCAGTATCTTTCATACTGTTTTGAATTTCATTTTGTGCTGTTTTAGTTTCGTCAGTTTGCTGATTTAATTCATACTGTGCTTCATACTGTGCTCTTGCCGCCGCTGTTGCTTGATCATAACTTAGACCTTGATCTACCCAAGTTTGAGTAAGTTCTGCAATAACTTTTTTACTTTCTTCTGTCGCTTGTTGAATAAGTTCATTTGATAATACAGCATCTTTAACTTTTGTTGTAGTTTCTTCAACAGCAATACTTAATTTTTCATATCCTTCAATGGCAACATCTTTAAGAGCGCCACGCATTTCAGCACTACTTCTTGTTACTAATTTTTCAAATCCAAAAAATTCGCTAACAGCATTGATGCCACCTGCTACGCTGTCTACTAAAAAATCAAATGTATCTGTTACAACGCCAATTGCTTTCTTAAATGCTCCTACTAAGAAATCAGCAACACCGCTAAACACTTCGCCCATTTTGTTTACCACAGCCATTACTTGACTAATAGTTCTACCAAGTCCATTCTCCATACTTAGATATGTGATGGCACTTGCGGCCGCTACTGCTAACAGTCCAATTGGATTTCTTGCCATTGCCAGTGTAATTGCTTTGATACCGCCTGCTACACCTTTAAGTACTGCTATTAGGCCTGCGCCTCCTAATACTGCTGTTAAGATTTTACCTGCTTGGATAAAATTACCCATATCAAAGTTTATTTCTTTTAGGAATTTTGTAGTTTGGAAAATAGCAAAACCAACTTCTTTACCTAGTTCTTTGGCAAGACCTTTTGATCCTATTACTGCGTCTTGTAAAAATTTAACAAAGTCTGTTGAAGCATCTCTAAATCCGCCATCACCAAATGCTTTTTGTACAAGGCCTACGTTGTCTTGTAAATTACTCAATGCTCCTGTGAGTGTGTTTGCTGATCTTTCTAATGCTCCACTAAATTCAGTTTGACCAATTTGTTCAATAAAGTCAATTATTGATTGTCCATCATTGTCAATTTGTGTAGCAACACCTCTAAAGTTTACAGTAAGTTTATCACCTTCTGTTTTAACTTTGATACCTAATTGTTTAAGCATTTCAAATTCGCCTGTTGTGGCGTTGAATACTGCTTTGGCAACATCATCTATTCTTTTACCCATACCCGCGGCAATGTTACCCACGTTGGTCATAAATTCAGTTGTTGGTTTTAGTCCTGCGTTCTTAAATGTAATAAACGCATTTGTTACTTCTGCAAGTTGGAAGGTAGTGCCTGCTGTAAAGTCCTCAATCAACTTCATTGATTCAGCGGCTCTTACAGCATCACCTTCAATTGTAATTAAAGTATTTTTAAGATCTTCAAATGTACGAATTGTCTGGATTGTGCTTTGGATTATTTTAGCACCACCAATTGTAGCCAATGCCGCCGCCGCTATACCAGCCACTTTGGTAACACTGAACATAGATTTTTCTACACGCTTTAAGTTTTTTTGAACTCTCGCCGTAGCACGATCTAGGTTTCTTGTATTGCCTTTGAACTGTATAGTAACATCTTGAGCCATTGGGCTATCTCCTTGCTTTTGCTTTATTCATTGCTTGGCGTTGTTCATCTTGTTCTAACTTGTAGAAGGCCGCCCAGCCATGGAATTCAGCGGTTGTCATTTTCATAACTTGTGTAATCGTTAGACCCAAATCTTTACCTAATCTGTACATGAACATTAGGTCTGGGTCCTCCTTTAGTTTTTTTCAACTATTTCCAAGTTACTATCTGCCACAGCACTATTCATGTCACCTACAACGCGGATCACCACTGAAGGATCTACCTCATTCATAAATGTCATCTTGTCTGCTTTCTTAAACATCTTCGTACCATCTGCGTTTCTGCCTTTGGTAATCAATGTCTCAACCAGTGCTTCCACTGTTTTATTCTGTTGTGCTAATTCAATCAATCTTGATTCTTCTGCAAGTGTATTGCTGTTCTTAAACCAGATTTCACAATCACCCCATTCAGGTACTTTGATTGACATCATGTCACCACTAATTTTACTGCGGAAGTGGGCGGTCGCTTTATCTATTGGGTTACTCATCTTATTCTCCGTTTGATTTCACGCACCGTAGGTTTGATTATGCCTTTAGGTGCTTGTTTACTATAGCCCTCTTCTAATCGCCCTATATAAGGGACTTTGTTGTTTACATTAAAGCCTTGGCTAGTTTCCTTTTTATTCCAACCTCTGCGGGCTCTACCGCTTTTGATTGGAGTAAATTTCTTAACTGACTCTTCAACGATTGTAGCAACTCTTTCTACTACAGCCTCTAACTCCTCGTCAATTTCACTTAAGGCGGAATCTATGCCAATGACTTTAATGCTCAACATAAGTTTACTCTTACGTGTTCTCGTAAGTTACACCACCGCTACCTTGGAAACTGATAGATGCTTCTACCATGCCGTCCATTGATGCGTTTAGAGTAAATCCTGTAACGATGATCTCACCACTGAACTTAGTTGCCGCGTGGTTAGTTTCATCTGGGAATAACTCAATTGTGTAAGGTGTGTGTCCAACTGGTTGTAGTGTTGGGTTAAATGGTGACATATCAGTTCCACTGTCTGCTATTGGGAACTCATCGCCATCATAGTAAATTTCAGCGGTACCTGAAAAAGAACTTAGTCCTTTTACATACGTTCTGCTGTCATTACCCATAGTTGTAGTTTCAATTGTATCTGATGTAATTTCAAGTGAAAATGAACGAACACTTGCCACAGAGGTTAGTGATCCGCTTGCATCATCCATTTTAACCACACCATTGTTTCCAGTAATAATACTTGCTAAAGCCATTATTTTTCTCCTTTGTTGCTGGTTACGTTAAAAGACGCTTTTTTTTCTGTGGGCGCCTGTTCCACTTGTTCACTGCCATCAGTTTTGATATCAGTAAATTCTTTTTTAGGTGGTTTCACAGTTGCTTTGACTTCTAGTGTTGCGTCTAAGAACTTGTCCCAACCTTGTTTTTCTAATTCTGGCACCAAAGAGTGATCCACCACTTCTTTTGTACGAGAACCTTTTTTCATTTTGATCATAGTTTTCTCCTTATGCTGATCCTCTTTGGAAATAGTAAACTACTTCAAACTCAATTAGTATTTCTGCTAATGGAGCCAGTCTTTCTACTACTTCTATTGATGTTATCATTGAATTCTGTACTTGACTTGATGTCTTATTTCTGTATCTATCTGAGTCAAGTGTTTCTTCAATGGCTTCAATAAGAGCATTACGTTTAGCATCAAGTTCTGTGCCTCTTTGAAATCCTCTAATTTGAAATGATATTGTGCCGCGACGAACGCCAGCACCCATAGTTTCTGTGTCACGCTCTTCTGAGCCTGATTGAATTAGTATTGCGGGGAATTGTGTTATTGCTAATTTTTCAACATCAAATGGTTCTCTTGTGACCAACACAGGACGTGGGTCAGCAATGTCTTTAAGAACTTCTACTATGTTGTTTGCAATGTCGTTGCGTAAACTCATTTGCTATCTACCTTTTTAGGCGAAGATGATGAGTTGCTACTTTTTCATTGTCTGATATTGTATTATCATTATTCAAGTCATACTCTACACCGTCTCTTAGTACTAAATCCATTTCACGTTCATACTCTGCTCTGTAGTGTTCCATCTTTCTTTCAAAGACGTCTACGTCTGGTTCAAATCGTGATAGTTTTGGATAAATGTGATACCCCAATGCTTGATAGACACAGGCACGGGTCAGTTGACTTGCTGTATATAGATCTTCGTCTGGCTCTTGATTACCACCAGCCACGTGCTTTACATCATAAAGTCCAATTTGCTGTGTGGGCCACCAACGAATGCGTAAATCTCTAAAAACATCAGATTGTGCTTTTACGATTTCGCCGTCAAAGTCTGAAATACCGTAATTTTCAATGTCTGGCTCAAACGCCGCGACATCTGTGATTGTTGCTAATATAGCCATAGGGTCCTGCTCCTAACATTATTGGTGAAGTCCTTCTTCATCCATTTGTATTTATTCGTATAAAAGAATAGGGCGCCAAAACGCCCTATTCTAAGTCAGTTAAGATTGATTAGGCAATCTGTGCGTCTGCTACTAATCCAACACCGTATTGGTCAAATAGTTCGCTAACACCGTAAGCCATAGAACCAACGATTTCTAAACTACGTTTAGAAGCGTTACGCTCTGTTTCAATTCTCATTGAACGCTTAACCATGTAACCTAATGCGTCAGTTGACATTACTGCACCAACGTATGCACCAGCACTTGCGCCTGATACTACGTTAGATTCAAAAATGTCTACACCAGCAATTTTACCTAAGAAGCCATCTCTCAAAGCATTGTTACCAACGTCTGATAGTGAGTGACTCATAGTCGCTCCAACGTTAGTTAATTGCTTTTTAAGTTGGTATGCTTGGAATGGGTGTAGTAAACACACATAACCACCATTTTGGTCTGCATTGTTAGATCTTAGTGTTGCCGCCGCTTGGAAGATCATATCTGCTGTGATTTCTGAGTCACCTGTTCCAAGTGATGTTGAAAATCCAGAAAATAATCCTGCTAAGTCAGTGTCAACTTTTTCAGCCATTGCTGAACCTAATTGACGACCAATTGCCGCCGCTACATCGTCAGTTGCACCTTCAGCCGCTAAGTCAGTTAGTTCAACCATTACACCAATTTCACTTGCTGTGATAGTTTTAGAAGTAGTGTTGAACGCTGTGTTGGCTAAGTCTGTGCCGTCTGCTACAGCCGCCGCCGCTACTGTTGGGTAAATTGGAACCTGTGCTGTTAAGCCTGGAGTTCCGCTCATGTCGTAATTACGAACAAGAGGTCTAATGATAGTCTTCTCGTTCATTGTGTACAATGCTGATTGTACAATATTTGCGTACAGTTCTGATAATACTGCACCTGTTGCTTCATCTGCCATGTTATATCTCCTTTAGATTGATAGCATTTATGTTATATCCTAATCCCTTTGCCTTTCATGATTTCCGCATATTGGGCTCTGTGATTAGGGTTTGTCATATCCAACTTGGATATGTCGTTATCTACCACTGGAGTTTGCTTACCTACGCCTTGTCCTGTACCAGAACCACTTGGGCCTGCTTGTACAAAGTGTGGATTCGCACTAAGGAACTCTTTGATTAGTGTGTTTGGTGCAATGGGCGAACCATTATCATCATAACGCACATTTCCGTTTTGATCTACTACATCTACTCCACCTGCGTCATTTAGTTTGACTTGGTTTTTCAATAGGCTTACTACTTGTTGAGGGTTGATTGCTTTTTGCGTACTTGCCTCATTTAGTAGAGCACCATCTACCTTGATAGTATGAAGTTCTGATTGGTATTGTGTCAACTTGCCGTTAAACTTTTCAGCCTGTTCCTTCAATAACTTCTCATACTCACCACGCTTTTCAAGTTCTTCTTGTTGACGTAGTTCTTCTTTTTCTACCAAAGTCTTGTAGTGATCTAAATCAACGTTTGAGAATTTCTTTTCAAACTTTGCTTTTTCTCGTGCTACCCTTTCTGCTACAATACGATTTACATCATCTTGTGATAAAAGGTTTTCCTTAGTTTCCTGTGTTGCTACCTGTTGTTCTGTAGGAGTAACAGTTGACTCCGTTTCATTTACCGCTGTATCTTGCGTCATTATTTTACCTCTTTCTAATTGGTTGAGTTACCACCTGCCCTTTGACAGTACTGTTTGTATTTAGTATTTTTGTATCAAAACCTACTATTTACGGCGCATACCGCCTCTTGTAGATTTCTTTTTCTTATCTTTTTTCTTTTTGCCGCCTCTTGCTTTAGCCATGTTATTCTCCTTGTGCTATTATAACTTCCAGTTCTTTAACTTTCAGTTCTAATTCTCTTACCCTCGCTATAGTATCTTGAACTTCAACAGGTGGTTTGAAATCATCTATCCACTCGTCATTTTCTTCAACTTCTATTGCTATCATTTCTTGATTGTGTTCAAGAAAAGCAATACGTTCTACGATACCAAAGTAGGCCCATACAGCAATACCTGTGAATGCTATAAGACTTAGAAGATTTTTTAGAGGTATAGTAAATTCACTACCTTCATTTAATTTATTCGCCATCTTCTATTCCTTGCCAACTTGGGTGTTCATGCCATCCACATTCTTTCATACCTTCAAGTATTTCTGCTCTGCGTGTACGACACAAATGATACAGTTCTAAGAGGTTTTTCCTTGCTCTTCGTCCTGCTGTTTTGTTACTTTTTGTTTCAAACTGATGAAGATTTTCGTTATACTCTGCCAGCAACTCTCTAAAACGTTCTTCATTGCCCTCAATGTAGTATGGAACATCTGCAACATATCTATTCGCCATTACCAAACAATGCACTTAGTTCTGGATGGAGAGTAAGTATCTGCTCGTCTGTATAACCCTGACTATACATCTCACGCAGATGACTTACCATCTCACCCACTGATGTTAATGGCCCGTGTACCATTGCATCAGGTGCCATAGCCCCCACGCTCTGCTCTTCAAATTCTTCTTCAAAAATTGTTTCATAGATCTTAGCATCAATGTCTTTTAACATACCTGGTGATGTTACGTTTGCTTCTTTTGCCAACTTCAACATATTGATATCATTAAACTTGTCTTGTATTGAGAATGAACGTGAATACTCTACATATCCATCCCATACTTGACCTTGATACATTGCCCACATACGCCAAATCTGTTCTTCAGCGTGTTCTAAGTTCATTGCAAAGTCTGCCAATTTAGCATTTAACATTTGAAATTCTGTTTGTAATCCAATGCCTGACAAACGTCTTGATTCAATTGAACGTATACCGCCTAAACAAGCCATTCTATCAATTGAGTCTACCTTGCGTTGCATACTAGATAGTACTGCTTCAATTGAAGCACCATCTGGTTGTAACAGATAAGGTTTAAGACCTGGGTCCATTCCTTGTGGTAGTTGTACAATTGATCCTGCTCCTGCACTTGCTTCTGTGTCAACAGTTTTTACAAGTGTTGGGTGATTTGTTAATCTAACAATCTGTTCAATCTCACTTGAGAATTCATACAGTTCTTTTTGTACATCAGCAATGTCTCCAACAGCACTAACACCAACGCCTCTGACGTTGCCACGTTGTGCGTAAACACACACCGCAGGTATTCTACCTAGTGTGTTTGGCATTGTTTCAAACAGTTCACCTTGTTTGTCGTCACCATCTATAATATACACATTTATTTCATTTGGTGTATATTCTCTAATGTATTGCGTAGAACCAACTACTTCTTCTTTTACTTTAAGATAGTTCAATGTATAAGCACCATTAGTTTGACGTGAATACTCCCAATCAAGGACGTTATCTGGTGTAAAGATACTCACATATGGTCTTAGACCTTGTTCTAATTCTTCTGCTCTTGTTGTAACTTGAGTTGTTGGTTTATCAACTACTACCCAAGCATTTCCATATACCATTGTAAGACTGCTTAGGTCTCTAATAAAAGCATCAAAACTTCTACCATCTAAGTCTGCGTCTTGCATAAATGCGTTCAATGGAGCACCTTCTAAACTGCCCATGTCACGTCTTATTGGTCTACGAAATAAGAAACTGTTGTAGATTCCTACAACACTTTTTGTATGATTGTCTACTGCTAACATACGTAGACGTTTTTCATAGTCTTCTCTACTTTCGTAGTAGTAAGGTTCTAAATATTTTCCTGCGAAGTAATCGTAGCCACCTTGGTACGAATCTCCTAAGAACTGCCATCTATTCAAATAATATTTGTAAGCACTATGCGCCTCTAATATCATATCAATGTTGTTACGGCTGTCCCCTTTAATTACTCTATCTCTAATATAGGGCATTATGTCCATCTCCTTGATTGATTGTTGTTACCAGTAAATGCCCAACGTTGTGGTGTAGAAGATTCAAAGTCTGTGCGTAGTGGGTATAGGAAGTCTACCAAATATCCAACTGCGTCAGCCATATGATCCAATTCTCCATCCTTTTCAATTACGGATGTACCTGGTTTGTAAACCATTTTTTCTAAACTGTTTATGATCTGTTTACATTTTGGATCAATAAACAATGTTCTTGTGTTCTGTGTATTCTTTAATTTAGCGTTTACACTATTAACACGGTCTCTAATTGGCGTGTGGGCATTACGCACTTGCACTTGAAACCCTGCATTTTGTAGTATTGAAATATCTGTTCTACCACCAGCACTTGTTTTTCTTTGTCTGCCTGCTGGGTCTGGATACATTACAATCCTTGACTTTGGATATCTACGTTTGATTTCATCACAAACTTCATCTGTGTTAGATCCACGCATACATATTTCATCTATAAAATATATTGTGTTGCCTTCTATTACACTTATTGACACACTCATTGGATCAACGTTAAAGTCAATGCCACAATGAATTTCTCTTGTGTCTTGTCCACTACAAGCCCTCACTGTTTCATCTCTATCAAAGTTGTAGTAGACCACACCTGAATAAGTTGTAAATGTTGCCAAATACTCTTGTTCAAATGTTCTTTGATCCATATCTCTTTTAGCCGCTTCAATTTCCTTTTCAGGAACTTGCCCTCCGTCTATAGTGCGATATGTAAATGAATTCCAATCTTCTGTGTCTTTAGCCATTGAATACATTTCATGACTAAATGATCCTACACCTCTTGGTGTACCTAAGAACAAAGCGTGTCCATTCTTATCAGATAGTGTAGGTCTTAAAATTTCTGTCCAAGCACGGGGATCTGTATCTTGGAATTCGTCCATAACAAGAAAGTTGAGACCAACACCTCTTAAACTGTCTGGTGAGTCTGCTCCTTTTAAGCATATCTTTGATCCGTTTTTTAATCTCATTGTTAGTTCTGCTTCGTTAGTTTGTTCTACCCAACGTAGGTCTTTGAGCCTACCTTT